GCCGCGCTCGGTGGCCGAGCTCACCAAGATGTATAATCAAGCGGCGACCTCGTCGACGCAGACCGCGCACGACATCTACACCTCGATCCAGAACCTCGATAAGCCGCAAGGAGCGCTGGGAGGCTCCGAGAATGAGGTCGCCCCGATCATTCAGAAGCACCTGCAGAACGTGCTCGACAACGTCCAGCCGGTGAGCACGACGAAAGCGGGGGCCGCGGCCGATCTCGCCGCGGCCAAGACAGCAAACCAGCAATGGGCCAACGCGCGCGATTTGCAGCAATGGAGTGAAAGCCTGAAAGGCTTCGGGCAGTCGCCGGCGGGAGCGGCGCAGAAAGTGGCCGAAACCTATTACACCGACCCGAGCAGCGATCAGTATAAGGCGCTCTCAAACATCGCGAACGCCGCTGGCGGAGCGAATGCCGGCCAAAGCGCTTACAGCCTGGTCCATGGCCTCGTGCATCCAGCTATTGAGGGCCTGGCCTTTCATGCGCTTCCGCCTGGGATAGCGCCGGCCGCGGCTGCCGCCGCTACGTTCCTGGGAGCGAAGCCGGCTATTGGCGCGGCCCTTGGCGCGCGCTCAACCGGGGCGACTCAGAACGCGATCAACGCCGCCTATCCGACGCTGACCGGGCAGCGCACGGTCTATCAGCCGGATTTCAGCCGAGCGCTGCAAACTTTGCTGTTCGGGAGGGCGGCCAGCAACTTTCAATGATGGTACGAAAGGAACCAGAGCACGCCGAGGATGGCAGGGACGCCAAGAACGACGTTCCGAAACATCTCGTTGTAGACGAGAAGCCCAGCGACTGCCGCAATAAGCCGCAGAGCGAAGGCGGCCAGAACGATCCCTAAAACGATTTCGAACATTTCAAACCCCGTGCGCGAACACGCGCCAAAGGATAGCCAGGGTCATCGCGAGATTGAAAGTGACCATCCAGGTCAGAAGGTTCACTTTACCCTCGAGCCCCACAAGCTTCGTCTCAACCCCTGCGAGGCGGTTCTCATAGCTGGCGACCTCTTCCGCCGCCTTAGCCGCCTTTTCAGGCGACGCGCCGGCCTCGATCAGCGCCTCGCGCAAAGCTCCCAACTGCAAAGCCATCCGTCACCCCCGTTGTCTCACAGGCAACATGTAGCGATGCGCCCCGCGTCCCGCAATGTTTCGCCAGGCCATTCTGTTGCTTTTTGAGGCCGAAGCGCGAGGGAAGGGCATGAAAAGACGCCTTACGGATCAATGGGGCGGTGTGTTCCCTCACATTGGCTTAACAAGTTGAAATCATAAGGGTATTGCCAAACGGGCGAGGCCTCCATCGTCAATTCTAGCGTTGAAATCATTGACTTTTTTGCCATTCAATCCCTCACATTGGCGATGTGAGGGAATAGAATGTTCACGGTTTCGGCCCGCACCATGCCGCCCATGTTGCCGATCGCAAGCCGCTTCTTGCTCGCCTCGCGCACGTACAAAGCCGCCATGCGCGGATCGTTCCAACCGAAGATCGCGTTGAGGATCGCCTCGCTCATGCCGGCTTCCGCAAGACGCCGCGCGGCCGCCTTGCGCAACCCATGGGCCGAGCGCTCGGTCAGGCCGGCCGCGCGCACCGCGTCGCGAAACCAATTGCCGAGGCTCTCCTTGGCGAACGCCTGACCGCGCGAATGGGTGAGAAAGGCGAGCACGCCCGGCGCCGGCTTCGGCCCCTTGGCGATCGCCTCGAGCAGCGGCGGCAGGATTTCGAGATAGACGACGACGCCCTTTTTCTCGGTCTTGATCTGCAGCGTTCCATCCTTCTGCAAATGCTGGCGCCCGATCCGCGCCGCGTCGCCGAGCCTGAGACCCGTATAGAGCAGGAGCGCATAGACGAGCCGCTCGCGCGAGCCGACCGGCCACCGCGCTTCAAATCGGGCGAGCTCCTCCTCGCTCCAAGTCTTATGGCCTTCCTCCTCGCCGTCGTCGGCGAGCTTCATCGGCTTCACCCGCTCGCACGGATTGACGTCGACCTTTTTCTCCGCGACCGCCCAATCGAACACATGGCGCAAGGTCTTGAGCAGGTGGTTGGCTTGGTGCGGCGTCTCGCGGCGCTTGGCGAGCGAGCGCACGATCGCGGCTTGATCGATTTCGCTGACCAACTCGTCGCCAGCTTCCTGCAGCACGGCGTAAAGCAGCCGATCACGCTGGCGGCGCGTGCTGTCTTTCAACCCGGTCCAAGCCGCGCCCTTGCGATACTCGTCGAATAGCCAACGGATCGTGAAGCCGGGCTTGTCGCGGCCCTTGGGCTTGGCCAGGGCAGGGGCGAACGCGCCGGTCATCAGCGCCTTGTAATGGGCCTGGAACTCCGGCGAGCCATAGGTCCCGTTGAGCCGCGTGCGCGGCCCCTGGCCGACGCGGAAATACCAAACCGATTGACCCTTGCGGCCGAATTGTTGGTGAACATGGAGCAAGCGCGGGCGGGGCATTTAGAGCGTCACTTTCTTGGTCGGGCGAATACGGACGAGCGGCCCATCCGGGTCGTGAGGTTGCCCAATGGAGAACCGCCCGTCTGTCTTATCGTCCTCAAGCACGATGTCAATTGAGCCGTCGGCCCCGACCTTGACCCTGCGCGCCCCAAGCTTCTTGGCGGCGCGCAGGGCGCGCATGATGTCGGCCTCCTTCACCCGCGCCGGCACGGTCATTGGAATTGCCTCATTGGAAAGAAGGGTCGGCGTCCGCACCGATCTCGCCCATGCAGCGCAGAAGGTCGAACATTTGGCGCACCACCGCCCCGTCGCTGCGCGAGCACACCCGCCGGCCGAGCCTGGCGCGGTGGCGGGCGACGATTTCCACGACATCGGCCAGCGCCGCGTCGAGATCGCGCTGACGCTGCGCCGCCGCCTCCGCTTTGCCGCTGTCAGCTTGCGCCAGCGCGATCTGCACCGCCTCGATCCCGATCGCATCCGCTGCCGCCTCCAGCTCGCCGATGTCGAGGGCGGAAGCGTTGGCCATGGCTGTTTGCAGCCTGTTCATCGTGAGCCTCCTGCCGGCTGAAATCCTCGGCGCATGAGCGCCGGGGCCCCGGCGGCGACCCTGACCGGCGGCTTCTGATCCTTGCCATGGCGCCACCAAAGCTTGCGCTTGCCGGGCCGCAGACCAAGGTCGCGCTCCTCGCGTCTTTTGGCTTCAGCGATATAGCCAGCGTCCTCGGCGTTCTTCGGCCCGTAACAACAGAAGCCAAGCAATCGCGCATTTTCGAGCGTCGGTTCGCCAAACAATCCATCAGCGCGGATATGGTCGATTTGCCACTTCTTCGCGAGCGCGCCACAGCCCTCGCAAAAGGTTACACCGTCCTTCGTGGCTCTTCTGACAACCGCAACTTTGACGGCTCTCGAAAACTCGCGCCTTTTCACAGCCAACCCCAGCGATCACCACGGATGATGGAGCCCGCATGAGAATAGGAAATCCCGAATTTATCGGAGATTTGCCGTCTCGTTAGATTGGTCGAGGCCGCAAGGATGGCCCTCACATCGTCCTCTTTCAACCTACTGAAGCCGTTGCGTTCGCCCCTTGCCACATCTCCATGGTCTTTGGCATCTTTCGCATTGTCAGCCCGAGAGCCCCATCTCAGATGTTTCTTGGTGATGCAGCCAATTTCGCCTTTTCCACATGAATGGATGGCAAACGGTCGACCGTCTGGCGGCGGCCCATGCGCGGCCTCACAGACAACGCGGTGAGTGAGGTGCCGTTTGCGGCCCCATTTGATTTGCCCATAGCCCGCTGAGACCTTGGCGAAGGGCCAGAACAAGCAGTCATTGCCTTCGTAGGCGATCGCGTCCGCCAAAAATGATTGCAGTTCGTTGTGAGAACGACGGCTCATGCCGCACGGCTTCCTTTGGGTCCGTGGAACTCGACACCATGGCGGGAGCCATATTCGTAGATGCGCTCGATCAGCTCGCTGAACTTCTCCTTGCCGAGCCGGCTCGAGTGGTAGCCGATCGCCACCACGCCCTCGCCGTCGAGCGCCGGCATGAACCGGAGCTTCGCGCCCATCGCTTTTAAGAAGGCCGCTTTCCAGTCCTCGGCCTCGTAATGCTCGCCGCCATGCTCGAGCCCTTCGGCGAGCTGGCCGAGCAGCATCCACATCATCCGGTTTTGCGCCAGGGTGCGCAGGTCGGTGACGAGCTCGATCTGCGCCCCGAGCGGCGCTTGCTCGACGGCGCGCAGGATCTCGTCGCGGTTCTTGGCGGTGATGGTGCGCGAGAGCCTCAATGCCGCCCTCGCGCTTCCGGCGGGAAGGTGACGCCTTCGCCGCGCTTCCATTCGAAGCAGCAATAATCGTCGCCGTCGGTAATGATGACGCGGTCGACGACGCCAAGCTTTGAAGCGACGTTGTGGGTATAGTGATGCGCGGCCTTGACGGCCTCCTCCGCGCCGACGAACCGGCGCACGCATTCGTGGCTTCCGTCGCGGAAGAACTGAAACACGCTGAACGGCTCCTCTTCCTCCTGGTCGTGGTTTCGCGCGGCCCAGTCGTCCAGGTCGGAGCGCGTTTTCCAGCGGTCGTAATCGCTCACGCCGCCTCCTTCAGATCGTAGCGCCGCTTGAGCTCGGCCACCTTCTCGTTCAGCTCGCGCAGGAACCGGCGCACCTCGACCTCCAGCTCGTCCATCATCAGCGGATCGCGCTCAACACGGCTAACCCAGAGCTGCATCGGCGCAGGGAAGTCCGGGTGCCAGCTGACATAGTCGCACCAGGCGCGGCCGGTGCAGCCGAGCTGCCACTGGATCTGGATGAAGTAATCCTTCTCGACCGTCTCGCTGAGCAGCGTCGCCAGATGCGCGGCATGCTCGGGGCACTTCACCTCAATGAGGCCGAGATTGCCGACGAGCCCGTCGGGCGAGGCGTGGCTGCCTTCGATCAGCGGATGAGGCACGAGGCCGGGCGGCGGGGGCTGCTCGACCTTGACGTCAAACACGAAGGCGTAAGCCGCAGTGGCGAGCGGCTGCTTCTCGATGCCGTCGGCCATCGCCTTGCTCCGATAGGTCGGGACCGCAACCCCGGTCAGGCGCTCGAGCACTTTCAGCGCCATCAGATTGGCCCGCGTGGCCGACCAGCCGGTCTTGGTGCGGCGCACGAGGTCGGGGACGTCGGACGCGCCGACCGAGCCGCAGCGGGCCTGGCGAAACTCGGCGAGGTCGTTCATGGCGTCTTCGCCTTGGCCGCTCGCCGCTTTTTCTCCTCGAGCAGCGCGACGCCGCGCTTCCACTGCTTGACGTTGAGATCGGTGAAGCCGGTCGCGCCAAGCGTGTCGAAGAAGATCGCGAGATCGCTCTTGGTTTCGTCCAACAGCTGCTGGACCTGGGCGAGCTGATCGGCGTCGATCAGCGCTTCGCCGGCGCTCTTGCCATCATCGTCCCCGGAAGCGGCCAGGCCGAGCGCGAGCTTCAGTGTGTAGCGCTGCAGGTAGGTTGCGGCTGATCCGACGGCCTGGATATCGTTCTTGTTGCCCGAGGTGTCGTTCGTCGCCTCGAGACTCGTCTCTTCGGCATAGCCGTCGTGGTGGGAGACCCGGCAGGCGATCTTGAGCTTCGCGCCCTGCTGTTCCGAACGAAATCGGTACGAAAGCCCGTGGCGCGCCAGCACCGGATCGACGGCTGAGGCGACCGCGGCGAAGTCTTCATAGCGGTAATTCGTGCGACCCTTCTGCGAAGTGAAGTCGACTTCGCGGTTCTTGACGATCGGCCCAAGCTCGCCCTTGGCGGCGGAGATCGCGGCGTCAAAAGCCTGCCTGGCGAGACGGTCCTCGACCCGCTCTTTCATCGCCATCAGGCGTTCGAACTTCTCGATGTCGACCGTTGGATCGCGCGCGGCGCGCTCGATCATGGCCAAGATCGGATCGGGTGTCCCGGAGGGGTTGGCTCCTGGGAGGGTTGCGACCTCCTCCGGGACGGGCGGCGACGTCAGGGGGCGGGCGTCCTCCGCCACAATGGCTGGATCGTTCATGCCGCCATGGTTTCCGTTTTGGCAATCGTATGTCAAGGCGGGACCGAGACCAACCGAGGCGAAAAAAGAGCTTTGGGAGAAATCTGTGGATTATTCCTCGCGGCCGCCAGCCACAATGTCCCTCACTAAATTGACGGCGAGGCGTTTCTGCTCGAGTGTCCCACCGGACACAATCGCGTCCAACGAGGGCGCGTCTGGCGGCGAGAAGAACTGTGCCGGGGTAATGCCGAGCGCCCACATGAGCTTGAACTGCATCTCCAGATGAATGCCGCGATCGCCTGTTTCATAACGAGAAATCGCACTTTTGGCGATGCCGACCCTCTTCGCCAGATCAACTTGCAGCCAGCCGCGATATTCGCGCCACTCGCGCAGATAATGCCGATAGGGCGCGTCGTGAGATGTCGGTGAGGTTGCCATAGAGAGAACCTACTAAGTTCTCCAATAACCTGTCAACCTGGTTTGGGGCTGTCGGACTTATCCACAACAAGCCGTTTCAGGGTTTTTTCTGGCTTGACGGCAGGTGCCAAAATGGCATCTTCGCTTTTCATGGCGACCGGCGAACGAAAAGACCTCATCCGCGCACGTGAGCAACTTGGGCTTGGGCGGCCCGAATTTGCTAAAGCAATCAAGGCCTCACGCCATTTCGTCTTTAGCGTCGAGACCGGCCTGCGCGACCCGTCTCTGGAAATCGTGCGCCGTTGGGTGGAGGCGCTCGGACCCGGCGCGACGATGGACCTCTTCAAGCAACCGCCGTTGAGCGAGCCTCTCGTGAAGCAGCTGCGGGCGAAGCGACGGATCCTGCAGGCCGACCAGCGGATCGAGAGCGCCAAACAACGGCTCGAGCGCGCCAAACAGCAGCTGGAGGCGGCCGAGCAGCTGCGGCAGGCCGCCGGGCAACCGCAACAAACCGCGGCGGAGTAACCGCCGATGGGCCGGCGGCGACAGCGCGCGTCCGCGCCGTTGGAAAAGGCCATTCAGGCCGCCGTCATCCATCACTGGCGCATGCTGGGCTTGCCCAACACCCTAGTCGCCGCCATCCCCAATGCGGGCGCGCTGGGCCAACCTGGCCTCACCCCTGGCCTGTTCGATCTTGTCGTGCTCGGGGCGAACGTGCCGGGCTTGGTCGCCTTCATGGAGCTCAAGCGCGACGATCGCGCCCCGGTGAGCGACGAGCAGCGCGATTTCGGCCGCCTCTGCGCCTTGCTCGGCATTCGCCATGCGATCGCCTGCGGCCGCGACGAGCCGATCCGCCTGCTCGAGCAATGGAACGTCGTGCGGAGGGCCGCCGCATGAACGAGCAGGCCAAAGGCGCCGCGCGCGACATCGCCGATTTGGGGAAGCACCCCACCCTCCCAACCCAATTCGATCCGTCGCGCGCCAAGTCGGTCATCGAGACGTTAAAGCAGGCGGTCGTCTATGCCCACCGAATGCAAAAGTGGGACGAAGGCATGGAAGCCGCCGATCTTCTGGCGGAATGGACGTTCGATTTCGTCAACTGGTGGAACGTCAACGTCGGCGTGCGGCACCGGCCGCCGGGCGGTAAGTCTGTAAGCGCAGACCTGCGCTCACAGCTTTCCATGGCCGAAGCCGAGGCCGAGACCCAGATCAATCACCAGCAGGTCGCGCGCTGGCGCGCCGCCCTGCGACGGCCTGGGTACGCCGACCGGATATTTGCCGCCGCCCACAAGAAGGCGATGGCCGACGGCGCTCAGCGCCGGTCCGACTTGCAGACTGGTGAGATGGAGTGGTTCACCCCCTCGATTTATGTCGAGAAGGCGCGACGTGTGCTTGGCGCGATCGACCTCGATCCGGCGAGTTGCGCCTTAGCCCAGCACGTCGTCAATGCCTCCAGATTCTTCACCCTTGACGACGACGGCCTCGATCAAGACTGGGAAGGCGCGGTCTGGCTGAACCCACCCTATGCGGGGAAACTCGTCGCCGCCTTCTCTGCCAAAATGCTTGATCAAATCGCCTGCGGGAATGTTTCGTCGGCCATCATGCTGACCAACTCCTACACCGAAACGTCTTGGTTCCACAATCTTGTCGCGGTCAGCAACATGGTTTGCTTCACGCGCGGTCGAATCAAGTTCGCGTCCCCGCACGGCGAAAAATGTGCGCCGACCAACGGCCAGTGCTTCTTTTATTTCGGCGATCAGCGCGAGCGCTTCATTGCCGAATTTGCTGACGTCGGCGCGATCATGGTGAGGCCATGAAGGAGCACGGCATCTTCACCAGCAAGTCGGAATATTGGATTCACTTGCATCCGCTCGACCTGCTCGCTCCGGCGGGCGTGGTCTATTGGTACCTCGTCCAGGCAATGCGCCAGTATATCGAATTGATGAAGTTGAAGCCGGTTCTCGGCTTTTCAAAAGACCCGTCGAAAACCGCCAGCGGCGGCGGGTTTTTGGTTCCCAAAAGCGCCTTCTTCATTTCGAAGGCGATACTTCCACCGCAATATTGCAGCGACCATGATTGGCGCAACTCCACTGATCGGGAAAACGGACAATGGGGCGAGGCGATCATCAGGTCGCTGCTTGATCACGGCCTGATCCTGCTCCACCGGCAAGTCTCAACCTCAATAAGAACGCCTGAGGAACAATACGCAGGCATCGACGGCACGGTAGCTTGGAACAAAAAGGTACATTTCGAAGGCAAAACCGAGACTATCCAGTCTGGCAATCTCTTCGTCCAAACTCACGAGAGCGGACACAAGCCAAATTACTTGGCTGACGGCGTCGAGCGCGTCACGGCGTTGCTGCCTCTCTTCAAGGGTAAGCCATGACTGAGCCCGCCCCCACCCTCGCCGAGCAGATCGACGCGGTCGAGTGGGCCGAGCTGTGGCTGAGCCGAGCCGTCAGCCGGCGCAACGGGCTCAGCCATGAGCAAATCCGACAGTTCAGGCGCCGGCTCGAGGCGGCGGTGGAGACGCTCAGAACCCTCGAGTTCACCAGGGAGGTAGCACGATGACAACCGCAGAGCTGGTCAAGACACTGATGGACGCCGGCGCCAGCTCGGACGTCGTCGCGATCGCCATCCAGGCGGTGGAGGAGGCGCGGGATCCGCCGCCGCGGCGCCACCGCAAGAAGGCCGAAGCCGGCCCCAAGGGCGAGGTTGTGGACCTCAGGCGATAGGGGGCCCCATGGCGGGCGAACTTCTACAGCGCCTTTTCGAAGAGGGCGAGGCGCTCGATCATGGCCAAGATTGCTGGGAGCCGCTCGGCAGCGTCGTTCGCAAGATTGTCTCGCGTTTGGATCTAGCGCGAGACGGTAAACCAGAGAAGGAGCAGGCCACGAACCTGGACGGCGCTTTAGTCGACTGAGCGCCGCCCAGGTACTGGGTGAGGTTTACCGGACCTCCTCACCCAGCCTTATAGCCGAAGCATACAACATCTGGAAGACGAAAATCTTCCAGAGCGGGTGAAATCTTTGTGCTGCCGTGGCAAAGGTTCGCGCGCGTGCGGATGAAGTAATCCATACTGGACTTCAGGAAGAACCTCTCGAAGAGCCAAATAAGACGGTTGATGAAGTAGAGAAGACGCTAATCGTTAGAGTTGTAGTGCACTGTATCCGCGAGGCTGGAACAGATGAGCAAGCGCAGGTCAAAACTCAAGGAGATGGCTGCTGCAGGCGATGCTTGGGCAATCGCTACGCTGGCTAAGATGCAGGCTGAGGGGCGGGCCGCAGCGGCGAGGGGCGCTGCGATGCAGCGGGCGGCCGCGGCGCCTGCGAAGGACGCTGCGTTCGAGGAAGCCATGCGAGAGGCAAAGGAGATTCTCACGTGGCGGCTCGGACCTAACGCTCCGGGATGGCGCATTTATCGGCTGGCTCAGGCTCTGATCGA